CCAAAGATAAACCTGCCGAATACGTACCCACCGCTCTGGTTGCATCCCAAATTATCAGCCAACGAAAATGTCTCGTCTGCACCAAACCAACCGGCAAACCCCACACCCGCTACTGCCCAGAACACACCGGCTCATTCTGGAAGTGGCTCCAGTGCTCTGAACCGGGCTGTGAAATCGTTGGAGAACGCAGCATACCGGGTCAAACTCTCTATCGTTGCCCGGCCCACCGAGCCACTGCCAGCCAGCCTAGCCCCGAACGGGAGGAACCCACAGGGGATAACGCTGGTAGAGCTGCTGTCAGAGCCTTACTTGCAGAACGCCGTCATAACCTCGCTCAAGAACGCGAAAGCCGTTCACTTCCACCTCGACCGCCCGGAAACGTAGGCCATTATGACTACTACTACGCTCGATAAAGCCCGCGAAACACTGGCATGGGCCGCTAACCGCCTCACTGAAGCCCACCGAGACACAGACCTACCCGATGTAGCTTTCGCAGAAGTACTAGACACCTTCCTACTAGCAACCCGCGCTTACCACCAGACCATCAGAGACACGAACCAAGAAATACGCCATGATTACCGAGAACTCCATTACCGAGCTTGACCGGCTCACCCGTGAATACAAGAAAACCCTCAACGCCCTACGCCGCCTTCAAGGCAAAGGACAACGGATAGAAGCAGGAGAACTTATCGCCCTCTACGCCACCGCTGACCATATCGGCGGTATGCTCCACTACCACCTACGCCGTCTAGCCCGTGCCACCGAAGCGACCACCCGGTTCACGGTTCAGACCACCCCCCACCTACAGGCACACCCCCGGCTACGCAAATACGCACCCCCCACCGCTAGAATAGGCACCCCCCGCCGTGGCAAGTAGACGGTGGGGTGGGCGCAAGACCATGGAAGCCCTGGCCGCGCTCCGTGTGCTGTATGCCGACAACCTGGTGTGTCATATATGCGGGCTAGAGATAGTAGACCACCGCAAGACACCACACTGTTGCGATAAGCCTAAGCGTCTGCACTGGCTGACTGCTGACCACATCACGCCACGGTCACAAGGTGGAACGGACGCAATCAGCAACCTAAGACCAGCGCACCACGCTTGCAACTCAGCACGCGGCGCGCGTCCACTGCCAGTGGTGAAGCCAGAAGATTCAACCAATTTTTTTATCTAGACACCCCGCGGACACCGCGCGCCCCATTTTCTTCCTTCCCCAATCCAAAAAAATTTTCAGAAAAACACCCAACAACAAGGCAAAACAATGAAAAACGCCAATACTCCCGCTAATCCCTTCCTGCCCCTTCCCGTCTTCGGTTCTGTGGGCAAGCCAGCCCTAGAACGCGCCGCTGAAAAGCTCGTGCACCAGCTTGCAGAAGACGGCAAGCTCAATGATTCTCACGTTCTGACCGTTCAAATGATTATTGACCTAGCCCGAGTCTGTGGCCTATCAGCCGACAAAGGTAGCGCGTCCGCCGTAGCAATGGCTAGCCGCGAGCTTCGAGAGATTCTAGCGACCCTGCCCGGCGCAGATATGACCGTAGAAGAAGAATTTAAGGCCATGCTGGCAAAAGCCGGGGTAGCCTAGTCGTGCTAGAGACCCTAGCCTCTGAAGACCGCGCCCTTTACGAACAGCTAGGCGCGGCGGTTCCGCGACACACTACCCTACCGACCCCTGGCGCGGTGCATGACCTGCCCGCAACCGTGGCCACCTCAAAGCTACTGCAAACACCGCTTATGCCCTGGCAAAAATGGGTCGCCCGTATTGCCTCTGAACGTCACCCGCAAGACCCGGCCCGGTATCGCTATAAGTACATCTATCTGACCGTGCCACGACAGGCAGGCAAGACCACGGCTATGCGCTGTGTGCTGACTGAACGGGCATTGAGGCAGAGTAACCGGGTGGCTTTCTATACCGCCCAGACGGGCAAGGACGCCGCCGAACGCTGGAAAGACCTCATAAAGCGCGTAGACAAATCGCCCTTGAAGCGGTACGCCAAAATCAGAATGGCCGCCGGGTCACAGGCACTTACCTTCATCAACGGGTCAGTCATTAGCCCCTTCACCCCCTCCGGTGAATCGCTTCATGGCTACACCCCACACGATGTGTTCCTAGATGAAATCTTTGTATGGACTGAGCAAGAAGGCGCTGACCTGCTAGGCGCTATCGTACCCGCACAGAACACCTTGCCCGACTCTCAAATCTGGCTCGTCTCCACGATGGGCAACGCCCACAGTGAATTTATGAATGAATGGCACCAAAAAGGGATTGACAGCCTACAAGACCCTGACACCAACATCGCCATTATTGATTTTGGGCTACCTGACGGGCTGGACGCCTTCGACCCTGCCAACTGGGATATTCACCCCGCGCTCGGCCATACGATTACCAAAGACGATATAGCCGAGGCTGTAGCCGCACTATCCCCCGGCGAATTTGAACGCGCCTACATGAATCGCCTGGTTGCCGCTGACGAAACCTTCGTCCCTATCGAAGATTGGGACGCCCTGGCCAACACCGACCAGAAGCCCGTTCCCTGGGGGCAAATCTGTGTGGGCTACGATGTGGCCCACGGCGGGGACTCTTCAGCCGTGGTAGCTGCATGGTACGACAGTAACGGGACTATCCAGCTGCGCCCGCTACGCACAGCGCCCGGCTCCACCTGGCTGCCTGCATATCTCCGTGAAGAAGTCAAGCCTAAACGTCCCCGCGCCCTGGGAGCCGACGGGGTAGGTGACACCCGCGCCCTGACCGACACCCTAAAAAACGAGGGATTCGCCACCCGCCCCACAGAGCTAACACCCCGCGACTATTCAAGCGCCTGTATCAGCTTCAAAAACCTAATCATCACCAAGGGACTTCAGCATAACGGCTCACCGGCCCTACGCACCGCAATCATGAACGCCGTCACCCGCCCCCTAGGCGAGGGCTGGGCTTTTAGCGCCGCAAAGTCCGCCGGGCCTATCGCAGAGCTAAAAGCCGCCGTGGTAGCTATCAAGCTCCTAGAACAAACCAAGTCCACTGCCACCGTCCCGAAGCTAAGGTTTTGAGCTATGTTTGAGGCCAAAAAATTTGAGGGTTTCAATCTTGATTACACACAGTTTTCAGTCGTCACAGTCTGCCTTAATCCGGCCTGCTCCTGGCGTGCCGTTACCACGAACCGCCTAATGGCATGGCAAATAGCGGCCAAACATGAGGCACAGGTACACCCCGCACAGGACATCGCCCACAGGTCGCTACGACTAGCAGAATTTAAGGCTCGCCGTTTTCAGGATTAACGGTGCCGGGTTTAACTCGATATATGGCACTTTTTGGAATCTTTGGCAAAGGAAACAGGCTAGCAGACGCTGCCCTGGGTGCACCTATGCCCACCGAGGTTTTCAGCTACGCAAGCCCCTGGGCTGATTCTTCCACTCTCAAAGAAGCCGTCATTACCCACCTGCACGACCTTCCGGGCGAAGACGCCCCTATTAACCGTGCAACCGCTATGAATCTAGCGGCTGTCTCAAAAGCTAGGCACCTTATCGCCTCCACCATTGGGCGCTTCCCCCTGGTGGTCATGTCAGGGCGTGAAACCTACGAGCAAGCACCGGGGTGGGCCACCCAAATTGAAGCTGCTCGCCCCCGCTCTCTCACTATCACCTGGACAGTAGACCACCTCATCTTTTACGGGCGCGCCTTCTGGGTCATTACAGACCGGTACGCCACCGGCTACCCACGCCGCTTTGCCTGGGTTCCTGAAGCCGAAGCTGAAGTATCAGAGACCGGCGTACTGACCGCAGCCTGGGGGCACCCTGTCAGCCCAGAAGCCTACATCAGATTCGACGCTCCGCATGAGGGTCTCTTGAACTTTGGCCGTCGCATTCTCCGCAAAGCCCTGGATACTGAACGCGCCGCAGAAAACGCAGCGGCTAACCCGGTTCCCTCCATTGAACTACATCAAGTCAGCGGGGACGAGCTAACCGATGACCAGGTAGACCAGCTACTTGAGGGCTGGCGTCTTGCCCGTACCGCTAAAGGTGGCGGGGTAGCTTTCACGAACCCAGTCGTTGAGGCTAGGACGCATGGGCAAGCTGCCGAACAACTTTTGATTGACGCCCAGAATCAAGCCGCTCTAGGTATCGCCCGCGCTATGGGCGTTCCCGCCTGGGCCGTTGACGCGAACGTGGCCGGGTTCTCTATGAATTACAGCAATTCAGCTAGCCGAGGCCGTGAACTCATTGATTTCGGTCTAATGCCCTATATGGCGGCTATTGCTGACCGGTTGAGTATGGACGATGTGGCCGCCCGTGGGGTCTGGGTCAAGTTTGAAACCTCCGACTACCTTGACCCGCCCTTTAGGGAAAAGGTTGAAGCGCTCAAGGTAGCTATTGACGCCGGTATTTATAGCCCCGATGACGCACGAAAGATTATTCAAGGTATCCCCCTAGAAAGTAAGGAAGAGCATGGAGAAGACCCTAGAGACAGCCCCGCCGCTAGCGGAACTGACCGCCGCGGCAACCCTGAACAACCGGCGCATTAGTGGCCGTATCGCCGTATTCGATACCCCCGGATCCCCCAACATGGGGCGCATGTCCTTCGCCCCCGGTTCCATTACCATTCCTGAGCCGCTGAGCAAGGTCAAGCTACTTATCAATCACGATAAGAACGCGCCGGTGGGCTATATGGAGAGCTACGAGCAAGACGCCCACGGTATCAAGGCAACGTTCGTGGTTGCTGAAACTGATGCCGGGGACATGGCCCTAGCTGAGGCTAAAGCCAAAATACGCGACGGCCTTTCAGTGGGAGCTATGGTTCACCGCCTTGACCCCTCACCGCCTGAACCGGGTACACGGCGCATTATCAACGCCGCCCTGTACGAAGTATCTCTAGTTTCCGTTCCCGCTTTTGAGGACACTCTCGTTGAATCTGTAACCGCGTCCCTAGGCGCAGAAAGTGACACCATGACCGAAAACCAGAACCCCGCACCCGAGACCACCGAGAAAGAAAAGGAGCCGGTTCCTACCCCAGCTACCCCGCCTGTGCCTGCTGAGGGTGAACCCTCTGCCTTGACTGCTGCCATTAACGCAGCGAACCTTGCCCCCGTACCTGCTGCTACCCCGCCGCTAACCGTAACCGCAGCTGCTGACCGCCTGCTAACCGCCGTCAAGGACGGGGAAAACATCGGCGCAGTTATGGCCGCGCTCTCCGATGTCGTCCCTGCCAACGATAAAGGCGAGGCATTTTTCAAGAAGTTCTGGATTGGTGAACTCTGGAAAGCCTCCGTCGTAGAACGCCCCTTCATCGAGGGCTTCGGCTCACCGGGTAAGCTCACAGGTCTGAAAGCCTACGGCTGGCGCTGGGTCAAAACCCCTGAGGTAGGCAAATACAACTCAGATAAGACCGCCATTCCCTCAAACACCCTCAGCACCGAGATGGTCGAGGGCGAAGCACAGGACTTCGCAGCCGGTTGGGACGTGGCCCGCAAGTACATTGACCTAGGTAACGCTGACGCTATCGCCCAGATTTTCCAGCTAGCGGCAGATGACTACCGCCGCAAGACTGAAGAATGGTTCAGCGGGCGCATTATCGAACAGGCTACCGAGCTAGATAACATCACCTCTGCCCTAGGAGCCATGAAGACTATCCCCCGGTACATGAAGAAGCTGGGCGCGCATGTCTCAAAAATTAAGATGGGTGAAGCTCTCTACGACCAGTTCCTAGAACTCTCCGATGAACAAGTGCCCTGGTGGCTCAAAGCACAGGGGTCGGTCAGTCTTTCAGATTCAACCGGGGTAGCCGCCGGTGTCTCCGTCGAATACTCTGACCAGCTAGAAGCACATCAGGTCATGGCTTGGGACTCACGCGCCGCAACCTACTATGAACACGGTTCCTCCCCTATTCGTCTACAGGCTCTTGATATTCCCCGCGGTGGTATTGATATTTCCGTCCACGGGTATGCAGCCGAGATTGTGCATGACCCCCGCGCCATTATCAAGGCAACAGTCACTCCCGCAGCAGGCTAGGCATGATTGAAGCTAAAAATGTAGCTGACTGGGTAGACGCGCCTTTTGCTGATAAGCACATGGAAATGGTGGTCGCTGCCGTGAATGTCTACGTGGACGCCCTGCCCTCTATCGAACGTACCGAGGGCGGGGCCTGGGACAAGACCACGATTCTAGGGGCAACCATGTTAGCGGCACGCTTGTATAAACGCCGCAATTCCCCTAACGGCATTGAGTCTTTTGCAGAGATGAGCCACACCTATATCTCCCGGTATGACTCTGATATTGCCCGCCTCTTACATATGGAGTCGTTCAGGAAACCGAGGGCACGCTAATGGGTTCATTCGTTGAAGCACAACAATGGTTACTCGATGATTTGACTGCTAAAGGCGTTGTGGCTGCCTCTCATGCCCGCAAGCTGCATAACTTCCCAGCGGTGCTTATTGTCCCAGCAGAGTTTGATTACAACCGGCTGAGCAAACAAGCCTATACCGCCCGTTTTGAGGCCTACATCGTGGCGCGTGATTCAGGTATGGACAATCAGCCACTAGATGACCTGTACCCCCTGGCTAAACTTCTAGCCGAGGAATACGGGGCAACCCGTTTTGAACCTATATCAGCCACCCTAGCTAACGTGTCCGGGGCGGACGGGCTACCAGCCCTCAAAACCGAAATAACAATCACTGTGAAAGAAGACATCTAATGAGTTCTAACGCTATCGGCACCACCATTCTAGGCCCCGGCGTCCTGACCCTGGGCTCCGCTAGTAGCCTGCACACTATGAGCAATCAGGTCACGAGCGTGAAACTTGTACCGAAGGTTGATAAAGACAAGGGTCTCACTGTCCTGTCAGGTCTGAAGAAGGGTGGGGCGCGTTCTGAGTCCTGGACGCTTGAAGGAAAATTCATCTTCGACCTAGGCACTGCTGACAGCACTTCCGACTTCCTCTTTGAAAACCGAGGTAAGGACATGCCTTTTACTTTTACCCCCGCTACTGCCCGCGAGGTCACTTTCACCGGCACCGTCACTATCGAATCATCAGATATTGGCGGGGACGTAGACGTGGACAATCAGGAAGTTGATTTTTCCTTTGAGCTCGTCGGTGAGCCGACCAAGAAGCGCACGGCGGCAGCCGGTGGCTAGTAAGCGCGGCTCGCTCTTTATTGAGGTTGAGAACGGCGTGCTTTTACGGCGGGCTATCCGTCAAGCCGGAATTGACCTGAAAGAGCTATCAGCTATCAATAAGCGGGCGGCGGCTATCGTAGCCGCCCGCGCCAAACAGATAGCGCCGGTTGGTGATGATAAAGGCGGCCATATCAGGGTCACTATCCGCCCCGGCGCTACCCAGCGGGCCGGAATCGTCCGTGTGGGCAATAAGTCTAAGCCCTATGCCGGTGTCGTCCACTTCGGCGACCGCAAGCGAAACATCACAAAGGTTCGCCCCTGGGTCATTATCGCAGCAGAAGATACAGAACCTCAGTGGCTCAACCAGTACTACAAAGAAATCACTGAAATCATTGAAAGGATTGGCTAATTATGGCTAAGTTCTCCACCCCTGCCCTCTCTATCATCTTCACCAACGATGAAGGTCAGGAAGTCACTATCGAGCGTATTCAGACTATCGCAGCTGACCAGTTCGCTTACGATATGATTCGCCGAAACACCCCTAACTTCCCGTCGCACACTGAAGCCCCCTTGCTCTGGTGCTATGTCCTTGCTTTTAACGCCTTGAAGCGCACCGGACAGATTGGTAAAGAACATCGTTTTGATACCTGGATTGAAGAACACTTGCTCTCTGCTGACGTACTACGAGAACAGGCCGATGACGCAGCCCCTTTAGCGGCATAGTAAAAGCCTGTGTGACCCTATCTATCGCTACAGGAATCCCTTACACCGTCTTTTTAGACGCCCCTGCCCCTATTATGACCGAGTACATCAACCAGCTGGAAAAAGCTAGAGAGAAGGCAAACCATGGCCGGTAAGTCCGCCGTATTCTCCCTACGTGTAGTAGCGGACGCGAAACAGGCCTCAGGCGAGCTATCCAAGCTAGAACGCGCGGTTCAGGGGGTTGAATCGACGGTAGACAAAATGACACCGGCGGCGTCTGTCGCCGGGGCTGCCCTCCTTGGTTTTGGCACCTACGCGGGTCAAGCCGCCGCTGAAGCTGAACAAAACTTCGGCGCAGTTGACACGGTATTCAAGGAAGCTGCTGATACTGTCCACGGGTTCGCTGCCGAGGCGGCGCAGGCTGTGGGCATGTCCTCTAGCTCCTATGAGTCCCTAGCGGCCTCTATTGGTGGCTCGCTCTCGAAAGCCGGGTATTCTCAAGACGAGCTAGCGGCTAAGACCAATGACCTTATCAATGCTGGTGCTGATTTGTCCTCTGTGTTCGGTGGGGACGCAGCCGAGGCTTCCGAAGCTATGGGCGCGGCTCTCCGTGGGGAGTTCGATAGCCTTGAGCGTTTTGGTGTTTTCATGTCGGCCGCGGCTGTTGAAGCGCGTATGGCTGCTGAGGGCACCAGTGAGCTTGAGGGCGCGGCCTTTGAGGCGGCGAAGAAGCAGGCCACGGTCAATGAGATTATGGAGCAAGCAGGGGCGTATCAGGGCAACTTCGCCCGTGAAGCCGATACCGCAGCAGGCGCCCAGCAACGGGCAACAGCAGAATTTCAAAACGCCGCCGCGTCCCTGGGGTCTTTGCTCTTGCCCGTGATGACCGAGGGCGCTAACAAGTTGGCTGGGTTTGCTCGCTGGGCACAGGAAAATCAGGATAAGGTAGCCGCGTTGGCCGTGGGTATTGGTGCTTTTTCTGCTGTGGTGTTCGCTGCTAAAGGCGCGATTATGGCGTTTAGAGCTGCTATGGCTATTCAGGCAGTCGTGCAAGGCGTCACGGTTGCCTTCAGTGCTTATAGTGCGGGGCTGTCCGCCGCTACAGCCGCTAGCGCCGCCGGTGCAGGTGCTACAGGCGCTTTTGCCGGTGCTCTAGGCGTCAAGGCCGCCCAAGTATGGGCTAATGTCACTGCTGCCGCTTCTTATTCCGCGTCATTAGTCGCCGTTGGCGCGCGTATGGCTTTAGCAACTGCTTCCACCTGGGCTTATAATGCCGCACAGTTCGCTATTAGAGCCGCTACCGCTACTTGGACTGCCGCGCAGTGGGCACTAAACGCCGCCCTGAACGCTAACCCTATCGGCCTTATCGTTATCGCTATCGCCGCCCTGGTTGCCGCCTTTATCTGGGCCTACGAAAACGTCGAATGGTTCAGAGATGGAGTAGACGCCGCCCTCACCTGGATTAAAGCCGCCTGGAATACCGCAAGCCAGTGGATAGGCGATACCTGGAATGCTGCTATTCAGTGGGTCAAGGACACCTGGAACGCAGGCGTTGCTTGGATAGTTTCCAAATACACCGCCCTGGTAGACGGTGCCCGCGAAAAAGCCGACTTCATCAAGGAGGCTTTTACCGCAGGGGTAGACGTTATCAAAGGAAAGTTTGAGGAGTTCGGGGATAAGGTACGCGCTATCTTCGAAAAAATCGGCAACTGGGCTAAAGGTATCAAAGACAAGGTGACAGGTCTCTTTGACGGGTTCAAAATGCCGTCTATGCCCGATTGGGCTAAAAAGCTCATGGGAGGCGGAACCGAAGCCTACGGGTACGAACTAGGCCATGACGGGGTGTTCTACGCCCCAGCGCGCGGCGTGGCCCTAGAGCCGCCGTTCGCGCTGACCGCCGCCACTGAAGCAATGGCGCCTGTGACCCTACCCCGCACCGCCGCGGCAACAAAAATTATCCATAAGACCTACGAAGTTACGTTCAACATGAACGGCGTCATTGGAGACGAACGCGCCATCGTTCAAAGGATTAAGCAGGCGTTCGAAAACGACCGTATTCTACAGGGTAACTAAATGGGAACATCATATCTACATAAAGCACTTGGAGCTAAACAACCACTCTTTCAATACTGGAACAGCTCAACAGGCACTTACTCAGACGATAATATTTTCTCTATCAATATCACCAAGGGTGATGATACTCCCACCGGTGGAACTGCGGTTAATACAGCCGAGGTTGAAATTCATGCCGATGTTCAAAATATTATTGGCGCACGTTCTCGCATAAATCTTACAAGCTATGGTGCTAGTCTTGTTGCCTCTATTGCAGGTAACGTGACCGCCACTCAGATTGGTGAACGATTCTGGGGGCGCACCGGGATTGTTAAAACTAATGATGTCTCTAACAGTTTTAGGACTACCGTTATATCATCGTCTGGCTGGCTTGCAACCTTGAAAAAAGCAAACTATGACCCTTTCATATCTGTTGGCTGGAAAACAGGTCTAGCTATTATCAACAGTCTCAAGTTTCCTAATCTTGCTGAGATGTACACACCGGTTCCTTACGGCGTTTTTGATTCAATTGTTAAAGTTCCTGAGAAACGTCGTTTTAGCGAGTTAGCTAAACTCTATGCCGACTCAATGGGCTTACAGATTCGTGAGGATACAAGTTCTCATGAGGTTCAGGTCAGGAGTATCCAGTACCGAAAAGATGATGTCGTAAGACGGTCCAAGACTGCCCCGCACCTAACACGGTCAGCTGCTATTAGCCCTGCCAAACACACACAGTCGCTTGATGAGTGGTATACCCAATACGTTTTCGCCACGACCATGCCAGACGGTTCACGCGGAACAATATATATGAAAGGTAATAATGATAAAACATTTCTTGATATTCAAGAAGTGGACTGGTCTTATGTGCGCCGTGATACTGAACAGCTATGGCAGTACGCTAACGCCATACGAAACCAGAGTATCAAAGTATTTTCACGTCCTGAATCAATACGGGTAGATATTCTATATCTTTTAACCTCTGACAGTGAACACCACCGCCACCAAGCAGGCTATTTACTAGCGCTACAGGCGGGTGACCCGGTATTTTTTAGTTTTGACTGGCAGGAATACGCACGAGGTGTTTATTTTGCCCAGCAAATTAAGGAAACTATTACTCATGATACATGGGAGTTAGAGTTATCGCTTTATCCTGCTGAGGCGGTTGTAGGTGAGGCCATGGATAGGTATAACCCGAAGCCGCAGACCTGGGAATCTGCCGGTGAATTGCGATGGTCAGATTATAGCGAGAAGTGGAATGAAGTATGAGTGATAATTATCGCAAACCTTTACGCAGTGATTACATTAGAAACGGCGCTGACATTATTACGCATAATGCTAATGAGTCATATCGGCGTGAGGAATCAGCTTTAGCGGCTATTGCCGAGGTATCTGCTGGTTTGGACGGGCACACCCTGGTGGATATCAACGCTGGGTCAGCTGGTAGCTACCAGCTGGGCAGTAACTACCGCTCCTACCCGGTGCTTGCCGGTGAGTCTTTGTTAGTAGAGCTTGAAAAAATCGGCGTCCCCACGGGCACAGATACCCGGCTTTTGGTGGAGCTGAACGCCCCTACCGCCGGGACATACGAGGTAGGCAGTAACTACCGCTCCCGCACGGTAGGCGGCGGCGTATCTGCTGATTACGTGGATAGTCAGGTGCAAGCCTTGCCAGATGTGGCCCAGCGTGAGCTTTTGCGTGACCGTGCCCGGCGTATTACTGCCGCGCCCCGGCGCACCACAGCTAAAGCCGTGGTGGCCCTGGTAGCAGATGACTACCCGCGCGATACTATCGACCATCTAGCCCCGCTCTTAAAAGCTCGTAATCTTCCCTGGTCTTGGGCCTTGAACGGCGATACCTTCGATAGCGGCTACAGCTACCAGAGCTTTAGCACCGGCAAAACCTGGGCAGACGTCAAGACCCTGGCAGACCGTGACGGCGTGGAAATCTGCAACCACGGCGCTTCACACCGTGACGTCACCTCTATCAGCGCCCTACAGGCTGAGATTGTAGGCTCTCGCGACCGACTCCGAGCCGAAACCGGTCAGGATATTTTAGGCTTCGTCCCGCCCGGGTGCGACTTCCCCGAGGGCGTGAATTTCAAGAGCACCCCGCTGATAGCCCGCGAGGGGCTAGAGCTGAAGCTAGTGGGCACCGCTTATGACCAGCTGGTGAATTACACCCACGCTTGGGCTACCGGCGTTTTTTCTGACCCTGGAACTAACACGCCTTGTCACCCGCTGGACGGCTCCCCGCGTATGAACGCCGGGCGCACCTGGCTAGACGCGCCGAACAACAACGCGATAGCCCCCGGCGGTAGCGCGTATCTCTGGCTCGATAAAGCCATAGAGCTAAAACGCGGCGTCATCTTTGGTATTCACGCCTGCTACATGGACGGCGCTTCACTGGGCGGGCGCATGACCCGCGAAAATCTCACGGCCTGGCTTGACCGGCTGGCCCAGCTACGGGACGCCGGGACGGTTGAAGTGGTCACAATGACCAAGTGGCATTACACACGATTGGACTAAAAATTATGGAACTTGCTAAAGGTATTCCGACCGGCTCCCCGATTCTGGACGCTTCAGCGGTCTGGACTCCCCCCGCTGTGGGCGCGCCGGACGCCGCACATGTATTCCTAGCCCATACACGCCGGGGCCTCTCTAACCCGGTGAAAGAGCTGGTGGATATGGTAGGCGGCGGCTCTATCAAGACTAATGGCGCCGGGAACAGCTTTACAGACTCTGAGACTTCCCCGCTGGTCACTATCAATCAGGGGTCTGACGCTTTGACTGGCGCGGGTAGCCCGGCCCCTGAGCAGACGGTGCTTTTTGTGGCCCAGATTGTCGCCAATAAGAGCGCACAGGTCACTGTACCTGGGTGGGTTATCGGTGGCGGTGGAAATGGGCGTATAACCGTTTCCGGCTCGTCGTTCGCTTCTTTCACCCAGTCCCCACCTACGGGTCTAGCCGTCTATGTGCTCACCCTGAAAGCCGGTGAAGTGCGGGCATGGGTGAACGGGGCATCTGTGGGGACTCTGACCCTGCAACCTGGCACCGCTAGCACTATTCGTCTGGGAACGAACGTCTATTCCAGCACTGTCACCGAACAGTATGGACTTTTGAAGATTTGGCGGCGCGTACTTTCGCCGTCTGAAATTGCTGACGCTGTGGCAGACGCAAAGAAGCTATTCACCATCAACTAAGAAGGAAAACACCCTAATGACTACTCTCAAGACCGGCACCGTTATTGATGAAACCACCTGGAACTCCCCAAACTACACCCCCGCCGCACAGGTGCCCGCGGTCTTTGGCCGCCCCCGCACCACTTCCCGAATCACTATCCACCACTGGGGCAGTGACGGGCAAAGTTTCAACGGTGTAGCTGACTACCTGTGTCGTAAGGGCGGCACCAGCTCCGCGCATTTCGTCGTTGAAGCTGGGCGCGTTGCTTGCCTTGTGTCCACCGTTGACGCCGCGTGGCACTCAGGTAGCGCCGAGGGCAATGCAACCAGTATTGGTATCGAATGTCGCCCTGAAATGAGCGAGGGCGACATTAACGAAGTCGTGGCCCTGATTGAATGGCTCGAAGACATGTACGGCCCTCAAGAGGTCTGGCTTCATCGTGAATGGTCAGCTACCGCCTGCCCTGGCCGATACGCCAATATGCGCGATGAAATCGTGAACCGCGTGAACTTGCTTCAGGGCACTAGCGGAGAGGCTCACGCTCCCGCGCCTGCCACTGTAGACCGTGTGGCTACTATCCGCGCCGAACTGGCAGAGATTCGCGAATCAGCTACCGCTATCGAGGGGGCACTATGAAGCTAAAAGCCCCCTCCCCTACCGTCCGCCGCTACATCTACGGGGTAGCCGTGGCCGCTCTACCCCTGCTTATTGCCTATGGGGTACTAGCTGAAGAGCACGCGCCCTTGTGGGTAGCCGCTTTAGGCGCTGTGCTCGTTCCGGGTATGGCTTGGGTGAACACCACTCCCCCACCGGCAGGCGGGGGTGAAAATGAGTGAGTATGACACCCGACAAATCTCAGCCATCCTGGTAAGGGTCGAGAAAAAGCTAGACCGCATGGAATCTCAGGCAATTCACCGGGCCGAAATCCAGGCTCTAGAGAAAGACGTAGAGGCTTTGCAGGACGCGCAGAAGTGGCTGACCCGCACAGCGGTTGGGGCCTTGGTTTTGGCTGTGCTTGACCCTGTGTTGCGGGTTTTTACAGGGTAGGAAAGGCTGTTAGTACGGGCTGAAACCGTGTTAAGATAAAAAGACGTGCCAGGCAAGCCCGCCCGGCACGTCCATAAAAAAATAAGGAGGTTTAGAAGTGCTCGCTACACTTCTAAATCTAGTTCTAATCTTAGCCGCTTTGGTTGCGATTGTCGAGAGCCTTCTAGGCATCGTCGAGAAGCTACTGAAGCTACTTGAGGATAAGGACTAGAGATAAAGAGGGTGGGGGTAGCTCCCCCGCCCTTCTCTCCTTGTTTGATATGGCCAAACACCCTCAACTCTTAATTAAGGGTTGAGGGTGTTTTAGGTTTAAGGTTCGATTAAAGGTTTACCCTGCTAGCCGCTGGACTGTAGACCTCAGAGAGTCATCAGGCAGTTGCACGTATAGGCGTGTAGTGGTTGGGCTGGCATGGCCCAGCAGGGCTTGGACGGTCAGCAGGTCTTTATCGAGGGCATAGGCGCGGGTGGCGAAACGGTGGCGCAGGGTATGCATTGTCCAGCCGTCAGGCATAAGGCGGGTTATGAGCTTGCCCACGTAGCGGGGTGAGAGGTGGCCGTTGTCGTCACCGGGGAAGATGTAGCCCGGTGGGTAGGCTCTGAGTATTGCCACTAGCCCATCTGGTAGGGGTATTGTGCGGTCTTTTGCACCTTTTCCATGCACCACTAGGCTTAGACCGTGGGGCGTTTTAATTATATCAGATGTGTGCAATACGGCTACTTCTGCCCGGCGTAGCCCCAGCTCACCAGCGAGTCTAATCATTAGTCGTTCGCGGGGTCTGGCTTTTAGCAGAGCTTCGGCTAGGACGCTATCAGGGGCAGGCTTTGGCTTCGGCTGTGCTGGCTTGATAGAGGGCAGGGCTTCGGCTGGGTTGATATGCGTATGACCTTGTTGGATAGCCCATGTGTAGAATTTTCGGAATGTGGCCCGGCGTCCTCGTCGGGTTTCTGGTTTCCAGTCCTGGGCGGCGAAGTATTCTGTGAGTTCACTTGCAGTTACGGCAAAGGGTGTGGTGGGTAGGCGTTTGGCTGCGTGTTCTAGGTGATGACGGCGGGTGTAGATGGTGGTTTCTGGTGAGCCGCCGGCGCGTAGGTGGGTGAGGAATGAGGAGATGGAATCTTGCCAGTTTATGTTATTTGTTTCATAAGAAACTGATTCTACAGGGTTTGGTAGTGCCCGTAGGTGGCGCATGGCTACGCGACTAGCCGTAGCGGGGTGGCTGGGTACAGAACAGAAGGTTGGGGGTTCGAATCCCTTCGGGCGCACCAC